ACCTCTGGAAGCACAATATCTGCAACAAGAGGAACATGGAGTTCAACTGCTCCTCAATGGCTATATTCTTTTATGAGAGCATCAAATTCAGATGGAAGCAACACTACAGCTTTTATGCAAATTAGTTCTACTGACAGCGCAGGAAACCCATCTCCAGGGTGGGGAAACTCATTTGGAAGAAACTATACAATTACTGCGGCAGATAGGGGATCCTATCTTGGAGTCATACTTACACCAATTGGTGGTAGTATTAGTGGAGGCGGCGGTGTTACAATTATGTTTGGATACGTACCATGATAAATGAAATATTAATAGAAAGACCAGAAGAGGCTCCAACCTTTTTTAAAGTTTCTTTAAATAATCCAAATGATGAATTATACATTCAATGGATTAAGTCTACCGTAGGGGCAAGATGGGTAGATATTCAAGGAACTACATTAAACTTAATTAGAGAAAATAGGGACGGTGTAATTTATATTTATAATGAATCATCAGATAGTTGGGATATAGATGTCATATAGACTAAATGTTCTTTCTAATTCACCATTAGCATTCTGGCCTCTAGATTCTGTTTCTAGTAGTGGCCTGTTAACATATCAAGAATTATTAGATGACTATTCTACATACACACAATTCCTAAACGGCTTTGACACATATGCAGAATCTAGTGGATCCACTACGCCTGATATCTCTGGTTCAAATAATACTGGAATATATATAGGACTTTTATATGAAGATGCAATTCCTCTTGTATCAGGACTGGCTCAGTCAAGAAAAATTAAAGGGTCTTCATCAATATTTTATCCAACATTAAATGATCATACTCAGCCACAATCATCAGTAGGATTTGGCACATCAAATTCTTCAGATAACGATTTTACTTTAGAGTGTTGGACTTATATAGATACGTCATCTACGTTGGATATTCCATTAATTGGAGATTCATCAGAGGATGTTGGTTTATTTTACAGCAAAGGCAATATTGTATTTAAGTTAAATTCTCAAGAAATTACATGGACAATTCCATATACTAAAAAAGCTTTACATATAGCCGCAACTTATAGCTCTGGAAACGCATATCTTTATATTGATGGCAAAATGGAAGTACAGAAAGACCTAGGTAATTTTGCATTTAGCAATACCAGTTTAAATCTTTCTTCTGGCCCAGTAAATAATTCTAATGACTATATGCTAATTAATGCAGTTGCAATTTATAGATATTCTTTAAGTTCTCAAGCAATTAAAAATCATTATGATAGCGGAAAAACAATTGATTCAAATCAGGTAGTTTATCCTGATGGCGGAGAGTTGTTTAATTTATATGATAATGCATTGTCGACAAAATACTCATACTCTTATCCAGCTAATAGACAATGGGAAGACTTTTTAACAAGTGACTTATACTATGACAATATAAATAATGCAATAAGAATTGCTTCAGGATCTGGTGTTGCAAAAACCGTTATCCTTAATGACTTTATAACTATTCCAAGCGGAGCAGAAATGGATGATTCTAGAATAGAATGGGACGGGAATAATGGAATTACAGTCCAGACAAGTATAGATGGAATAAACTATCAGTCTTGTATAAATGGACAAGCAATCCCACAATATTCTCTATCATCATTTAGCGCCTCTAGAAACCTACATATAAGAATTACAATGACTACTTCAAATAACAGTCTATACCTTCCTAAACTATATAGCCTATCAATGAGCTTTTATAACAACCAGGTATTCTATGCAAATAACTCAGCATCCTATATATCACCCCTTCAAGGAGATATGGGGCTAAGCAACAATAGATATGAGATATTATCACGAGATGCGAGAAATGGAATAGCCCTAGAAACAGGATCAGCCTTTTCAATAAATACTAATACTCTAACTAAATCATTAGAGTTCTTCTATACTCCATCTACAATAAATAACGGCGGGCTAGTAAAATCAATTTCTGGATCTGGTTATTCAGCATCCAATTTCTCTTGGTCATCTTCAGTAATATCCAAAACCAATATAGATAAGATATACGTCAATGGAATAGATAAAAGCACCCAGACAGATATCCATAATATCTTTGCCAAAGATCAGATGTATCATGTGGTAATCACATTTACTAATCCTATATCTGGGCAGATTGATATAAACTACTCTACCGCTGGCGCAATTTCGGCACTTTACCAGAATATAGCGATATATGATTATGCCTTAACTCTAGCTAAATCAGTAGAGCATTTTAATCTATACCTAGGCAACGCAACCGTATCCCTATCTAATTCGTTAATGAGCATGACAGAAAACTCTTTTAACTACTATAATTACGACTGGACAGTAGTACAAAATATATAATTTTGTCATAAACCCTGACAAAATCTGGACTTTGACCCAAAAGAATGGTAAAATTGTGATCTATGGATATTAATAAGATCAATACTCAGGTATTAGACGAAGAAACTAGATTAGGCATATATGTTTGGGAAATGCCTGACGGAAAGTGGATAGGCGATGACGAAGGAAATTTCCTCTCAGTTACATCAACAAAAGGGAACAAATCAAGAGTTAATGCATTGGCTGATGAAGTTAGGTCATACGGTATTCTTGAGGGCAGGCCTCTATTTCTTTCTGGACGCAGGAAGATCGACGACGAAGAACACCAATACCAACAACAAAGATTAAAGTGGGGACTAGTTCCAGATCCTATGGATGTTGGAAACTATAAAGACGAAATGAAAGCCTTGAAAAACGGAGGAGCAAAATAATGGAATATGTAGAAGACAGCGATACATTTAGCAATGAGGTATCAATATCAAACTCATCCGACTTATTTAGCTTTAGCCAACCAGTAGTAATTGAAACTGATCCATTTAAAATAGAAGGCGAAGATTTAAAAAAGGTAATTGGACTTAGTCCAGCATTTCGTAGAAAGATGTCTAGAGATCTACAGAAAAGCTTTACTGGAATTGACGGAACTGGAACACAGCAAAACTTATTACAGCAAGCAGTAACTGGCTATGCAATGTTTGACCTTGTTCAACCAGTATATAACCTAGAGTATCTTTCAAAGATATATGAAATTTCTCCATACAACTATGCAGCAATTAATGCTAAGGTAGCAAATATTGTTGGACTAGGATACTCATTTGTAGAAAGCAAAAAAGCAATGGAAGCACTAGACAACATTGAAGATTCTACACAATTAAATCGTGCTAGACGAAAGATGGATAGAATTAGACAGCAGCTAGAAATTTGGCTAGAAGACGTAAACGAAGAAGAGACATTTGTTGAAACCCTAGTAAAAGTTTATACAGACCTAGAAGCAACAGGAAATGGCTTTATTGAAATAGGTAGAACAACTAGCGGAAACATAGGATATATTGGACATATTCCAGCAAAGACTATGCGTGTTCGTAGACTTCGTGACGGATTTATACAACTACTTTATGGAAAGGCTGTATTCTTTAGAAACTTCGGCGATATGGAAACAGAGAATCCAATTGCTGGTCAAGAAGATAGACCAAACGAAATTATTCATTTAAAGAAATATACTCCAATGAATAATTACTACGGTATTCCAGATATTGTTGCATCACAAAATGCAATGGCTGGTAACGAATTTGCTGGTAAATATAACCTAGACTATTTTGAAAACAAGGCGGTACCACGTTATATTATTACAGTAAAGGGAGCAAAGCTTTCCCCAGAATCAGAAAGAAAGCTTCTTGAATTTTTCCAGGTAGGTCTTAAAGGTAAGAATCATAGATCCCTTTATGTTCCACTTCCAGCAGATTCATCTGACTCAAAGGTAGAATTTAAGATGGAGCCAGTAGAGGCTAATATCCAGGATTCATCATTTAACAATTATAGAAAAGCCAACCGTGATGAAATTCTTTTGTCCCATCGTGTTCCAATTAATAAAATTGGAGTCCCAGAGGGAGTCAGCCTTGCCTCAGCAAGAGATGCCGATAAAATGTTTAAAGAGCAGGTTTGTCGTCCAGCACAGGATATTCTAGAAAAGAAATTAAATAGAATAATTGCTGAAAAAACAGATGTATTAATTTTACACTTTAATGAATTAACCCTTACAGACGAAGATACTCAGTCTAAAATTGATGAGAGATATTTACGAATGCAGGTTATTACCCCAAATGAGGTAAGAATTAGAAAGGGAATGATTCCAATTGACGGTGGGGATGAAGTGATTCAATTAAAACCTCAACAGGCAGCAGAGCAAACAGCACAAGCGATGAATAGTCGAGCCCGAACCCAAGAAAGAGATTCTAACTCACCTGATATTTCAGGGGAGGCCAGAAACCCAAAAGGTGAGGGTAGGGTCACAGATTAATTATTAGGCAACTAGTTATTTGCCTTTTTACATTTTAAAAGATAAAATTAAGCATATGAATATTGAAAAATCTTTATGGTCTTCTCATGGCGATAACATCAGCTTATCTGTCCCATTTACTAAAGTCAACCGTGAAAAAAGAACTGTTTCTGGATTCGCAACTTTAGACAATATTGATCAAACAAATGATCTAGTAACTGCAGAAGCAAGCCTGAAAGCTTTTGAAAATTTCCGTGGCAATATCCGTGAAATGCATGGATCAAATGCTGTAGGGAAAATGCTTTCATTTAGACCAGAAACATTTTACGACCCAGAAACAAAAGAATTTTATAGCGGAGTATATGTAGATGCATATGTTTCTAAAGGCGCACAAGATACATGGGAAAAAGTTTTAGACGGAACTCTACAAGGATTTTCAATTGGCGGAAAGATTACAGAGTCAGACAATGAAGTAAATAAGTCA